ATCTTTTGATGCGTTTACCGTCATTTTAATTTTGTTTTCTTTGGTTATAAAACGCTAACAATACTTGATATGTTAGCGTTATGTCATTACCCCAGGTTACTTTCATAATTAAACAATTTCACATGCACCACCAGCACAAGCCGCTTCACCACGAAGATCGGTGTTATCTTGTAACTCAATTACTTTTGTAAGATCAACATTCTTCAATGTTAAAACCAATCTTTCAAAATCTTCTTTAGTACAATCTTCAAAAGGTGCTTGTGTGTAAGTTCCTCCGTTGTATGGTAAAACTGATAAACCGTTATAGAATTTTCTGTTTTTCCACATCCAATCACCAACTAAATCCCACTCGTCTTCTTTAATCGAAACTGTTGCTGATACGTTGTGAGTATTTTGTCCAGTTCTATGTCCAGGTTTAATCCATTCTTGTGATACTTTTTTAACTCTCTCAAGCATTTGGAATACTGACTCGTATCTCAAAATTGATCCTTCTGGTGCTCTTTGTGGAATTGTAATTACCGCGGTGTCGTGTGGTCTAAAATATTCATCTTCAACAAGTTCCGGGTGGTTGATTGCAAGATATGTATAAATTGCTTCATTCTTCCCAACACGGATTCTTCTTAAATAATAATCATTATGCCAAGCGTGAATTCCAGATGATGTTCCCAATACTAATGATGAGGTACCAGATGGTTTAACAGTTGTTGTTCTTGCTGATTTGTTAATACCAATAAGTCCGGCAACTCTTTCATTTTCTTCTTTAACGGCTTGAGCTGCTGCTTTCATATCATAACCTAAAACAACACCTGATCCAATTCCTGTCATTCCAACGCCAATAAGTGCATCCTTTTCTGTTGTTCTTTTCCAAACATCTCTCAAATAATGGAAGTCAGTGTAACCAGCTTGTAGTGTTCCAATAAAGGCCGCACCTTTCACTCTATTTTCAAAATCCTCTTGAGATTCTAAATCTGAAGCGTTAACTTCACACAAGTTACAGAATTGGTAAGGACGAAGTGCAATCTCACAACAAGGGTTTGTTCCCCAATCTTTATCGTTTGATAAATAGATTCCAGGTTCTCCAGCTCCAGACAATTCAATTCGTTTCCAAAGATCCATAAAATATTCTTGTGTTACTTTATGTCTTAAAAGAACTGCTGAATTGTTTGCTCTACCTCTTTGTGGATTTTGTTCCCACCAGTTTCCGGATTTACAAGAAATCATTTCTTCATCATCAGCACTGAATAATGAAATTAAAGCCGCTCTACGAATTCCACCGGCAAGTACTGCATCAGCAATATGACAAACGATGTCGTGTGTTTCAATAGGTGTTAATTTATCACCATCATTTTTATTTTCCATAACCTTTGTAATGTTGTGAATACAATCTTTTAAAGGTTGTGGTCCTGGTGCTTTTCCTCCTGATGTAACAAGAAGAGCTCCTTTTTGACGAATATCTGAAAAATCAAATATTGGTGTCGATGATTTAGTTCCCATATATGATTCGATTAATACTTTAATCGCATCAGCCCATCCCTCAATAGAATCACCAATTAGGTATCTTCTTGTTCTTGTTGGGTTTGGTTTTTTAATTTCTGGTAATTTATCAACGTGATGTTTTTGTACTGAAAACCCAACACCAGTACCACCTAACAATAAAAACATTGTTTCTGAAAATGCGTCTGTGTGGTCTACCGGTAAGTAAGCACAGTTATAAACTCTGTTTGGTGAAATCTCAATTGGTTTACCACCAAATTGTAATGATCTCATTGATGGCAATATTTTCTTATCATATACCATTTTGTAGACGTTTTCAATCTCGTCTTTAATTTGTGGGTATTTTTTTTGGTGCATTTCTTTATTTCTTGTCACCAATTCTTCCCACGTCTCCCTTCTATTTAATTCAGGGACGAATTTAGCGTACTTCATATAGACAGTAATATCGCTTAATATTTTTTGTGAAATATCCATATTTACAAATTTAATTATTTTATTTTTAATTTTCTACTGATTTTTGTTTTTCTTTTTGTTGTCTCTTTTCCAACAATTCCTTAACCCTTTGTCGTTGTCTTTCCTCTTTTTGTTCTTCTAAACCTAAGAATGTTGTTGTAGATTCTGTGTCAATATCTAGCATTGCATTATCAAATTTACAATTTTCAAATACCACACCGTCATCTCCAATACGAGACTTGGTAATTGCTATTGTGGCAAGTTTCATTTCTTTTTGTTGTAATGACTTTGCTACTGTTATAATAACGTGACCTACTTGTGCTTTCTTAATTGACCCACCCATTTGGTCTGTTGTTACAACATCTGATGATATTGATGAACGGTTACCTTGTGTTGCGGTCCAACCAACTATGTTTAGTTCGTGACACATAGCTTCAAACGCTCTCATTACAGATCCTTCACTTTTCCATTCGTCTCCTAGGTTTTTATCTGGAACAACACAATCAATGTAATCCAAAATAACCATATCAATCTTAATACCGTCAGCAATCATCTTTCTAATTTCATTTTTGATTTGAAGCATTGTTTTGGTATCAGATGGTAATTTTTTCAAGATTAGCTCATTTGACATAGATTCCTTGATTTCCTTTACTTTTTTCATCACCTCATCCCTTTTTTCTGACAATTCGTCAGGATGAATTTTTGTCCAAAGGGTAAAATGTTTCCTTTGTATCACTTTTGGGTTGTCTTCAAAAAAGATTTGAAGAACGTTAAATCCAAGGTTAAATGCGTGGTTCGCAATCTTTGTTGTTAGAGTAGATTTTCCAACTCCGGTCGGTGCAAGTATTACACCAATTTCACCTTTAGCCAATCCTCCTTTCATTAGTCTATCGATACCTGGTATTCCCATTGGGATTGGGTGTCTGTAATCGTCATCTAGCACTTGGTCTAAGTTTGAAAAGACATCCATTGCGCTTGTGTCTTTTGAACCAACCAATAAGGCTTCTCTTACCAATTCTTCTAACGTGTCGTAGCTTTCAAACTCTCCACCGTCAATAATCTTTTGAGCCTTTTTCATCACTTTCTGTAACTCTTGTTGTTTACAGAATTTAAGTGCTTTTTCTTGTACGAAATCTACCCCCTCGATAGGTGCATCCTTGATTTTCTTAACTGTATCAAGGACAACTTTAATTGCTGTTTCCTGTTGTAATTCGGATTTGGCCACTTGTTCCAGAGTATCAAATGATGGTGTGTGGTCGTATTTTTTATAATACTCCTTTATCATTTGAATGATAATTTTGAAATACTTGTTTTCAAAATAACTATTCTCAATTACGTCAATGATTGAATGTGAAAATTCTTTGTCTACAATAATTTGGTTAAGTAATTGAATTTGAAAATTGTTTCCGAGATACTCAAAGTTTTTGTTAGTCGCCATATATTTTTCTTCTTGTTAGTAATGATAAATACTACTACTTTTAGATAAATTGTGGATAAAAATAATTAAATTTTTTATCTGAAAAAATGTCAGTAAGTTCTGACAATATGCTTTTCAGCTTTGGGCGTAGGTCTACGGTATATCTTACCTTTGGTGGGTATACTTTTGCATCAAATGATCTCTGACAAATTGTCATATTATCTACCTTAATATAAAGGTTAAAATTTTCTTCTCCCTCCGTAATTGATGTGTTTAACACCTCCGGATTTTCCATAATTTCATATTTGTTCTCCAACATATAAACTACGGATCTCATTTTTAAATCAGTTTGTAGGGAGTTACAAAAAGATTTGATGTAGTCATAAAACTCTTCTGATTTGTGGGCATTTTTATTAAACCCTTTAACATTGAAAAATCTTTGTACCACAATGTTGTCATTACACATTAACAAAAATTCAACTTTTGTTACATCTTGTTCTCTCATTTTTTTACTTTTTTGGTTTGTTTCTAAAATTTGTTTTTTCTTTTCTTGATAGTTTTAAAAATGGTCTTAAAAAATTTACCCAAGCGTCATCACCTTTTGGTAGAAATTTGAAGAATCCGTCCTCCATCATCATCCTAATTAAGTTTCTATGTCCTCTTCCGTCTGGATCCAATGACTCGGAGTAATATAAACTAACTAGTTCTTTTCCTTCATCTGAAATAAGTGGGTTTGCAAGGTCCACCAATTTCTCATTTATGATAAAAAACTCTTCTCCAAAAATCCCTTCTTTGGTTTTTCCGCTAAGTAGATTTTGTAAGGCAACATTTCCTTTTTGTTCTGTTAATAACTGTTCAGCCTTTGTTAAAATATCGGTATATTTAACCTCGCTTTCAAGTATTTCTGGAAATAATTTAAGAAATGTTTTTTCACCAAGATAAAAGATACCATCAATATTATCCGAACTATCACCGGTTAATATTTTGTAGGTTTTAATATTATAGTGGGGGATTTCAGATGAATCCATCTTAATTCTATCCCCCAGTTTATAATATCTCTTTTGTTGTGGTGAGTATATAGAGACCCTATCGGAAATAAGTTGTGTTAAATCCCTATCAGAAGAAAAAATAGTCTTATCTTCATCCTGGGATATTTGACAATAATAGGCAATTAAATCATCAGCTTCTGATTGTTCAACTTCTAATTGTCTTACAAACATTTCTTCAAGGTATTGTTTTACCCTTTCTTTTTGTTTTAAAAAAGATTGTTCTTTAAAATCCTGATCGTCTTTTTGTTTACGATTTAATTTGTACTTTGGGTATATAATTCTTCTTTGTGACGAACCGGTATCACTATCCCAAAACACAACAACTTTATTGTAGTTATTTTCTTCTAAAAATCGTCTTAGAGTGTTTAAAAAATGCCAAGTACCACCAACGTGTTCACCTTTGTTAAAAAAGTCTCTAACACCGTGGAAACCGATTTTTAGAAGGTTATTACCATCTACCAATAAAGTTTTAGTCATTTAATTCTTCGTTTGATTGGTTTGACAATACTGGTTCTTTTTCTACAATGTAATCACCAAAAAACTCACTAAATATTGCTTCCATAACTGGAACACATATTGAGTTACCGGCAAGAGATACGTGTGCTTTTGTTGATAGTGATGTTGTTAATAATAAATCAATATCTTCATCACGAACACCCATAAATCTATATCCTTCTCTTGCTGTAATATTTCTTACTCTACCATCTTCGGTCATAATCTGTGGTGAACCACTTGTTGTAAGACAAGGTGAACAACCGTCAACAGAATATATTCTTCTTGTTTGGTCATAATTTACATCATCTCTTCTTGCTATTAACTTACATATTGTATTTCCTTTTGGTTGGTGTGGTGTGTATGGACAGTCAATGAATAATTCTGGGTCTTGTGTGTCCTCAATAAAAGGTCTCATTGGTACTCTTGTTTTTTTATAATTGTCAACATTTTCCATTCTTGCTGCAACATCTGTATGGTCACCATCTAAAACTGAAATCATAAATACTCTTTCTCTATTTTGTGGACAACCAAAGTCAGCACCATTAAGTAACCTCCAGTATGATGTATAGCCAAGACCTCTTAAAAAGTAGATATGTTTTTTAAAATTTTCATAATGATTTTTTGAGATGAGGTTTTTAACATTTTCCATTAACAAATACTTTGGTCTATTTGTTGATAAAATTCTTTCAACATCAAATAATAACCCACTTCTAGTCCCTTCTTTAATACCTCTTTGAACTCCTGAGATTGAAATGTCTTGGCAAGGAAATGAATATGTTAATAAATCACACTCTGGAAAATTATTGTGGTCAATTTTTGTAATATCACCCAAATTACCAATTTGTGTTTTATGTAGCACATCATAACACTCATTTGCTTGTTTGAAGTTGTCACAATTTGCAACATTTTCATAATTAGCTCCAATGTATTTTAATGCTAATTCTTGTGTTCCGTATCCGGAAAATAATGAAATAACTTTTAACTTATTCTTGTTCATAAACCTTTTCTTCTTTTAAATCAAATTCACCATCTACACCAATAATCGTTTTCCAATATTCGGCATACTCACTTTTGTAAGTCTCAATAGACTTCTTTTCTTCTGTCGCATCTTTTCCGGGTAAGAAACCGTGTGGGGTTACAATAATCTTACCATCTTCAAACCCAAGTCCATTGATGTGGTTTTTCATAACCGATACTTTTGTTCTTGATGCAAACTTAACAGTTCTCTTATCTTTTGTTGCCGTAATTTTTGTTGTTCCAGCACCTTTTTGATTTCCAAACAAAAATACTAATGAAGAGTTTAACCAAATTGCTTCACCACCTTTTGCTTTAATTTTTGGTTGACCAAATGGATTATCTGGTAATTCAACCCAAGGTTGGTTTACGATAATTAAAGTGTTCTCGTATTTTGAGTCTGCTTTTCTTGATCCGGAAATTCTTTGGTTAATACCCATACCAATTTTATCGGCAAGAACAGATGCGTTGTGTTGTTTTCCACCTTTACCTTCGTAAGTCATTTTACAAGGAACTGAACCAACAGAATCCCACATAATACACAACGAATAATCTAATTCACCTTTTTCTTGAGCATCTAACAAATCATTAATGTAGTCTGTAATTTGTTCAATATAACTAAAATTATTATTGAACAAAAAGAATCCGTCCCAAGTTAGTTCACCTGTTTCTTCATCAACAACTTCCTCACATTCAAATCCCATAAGTTTTGAGTGTTCAAAGGACCATTTTTGTTCTGTAATAATGAATACCGGAAGAATTTCTTTCTTTTGTGCATCAACTGCGGTTTTAACAAGTGCTGTTGTTTTACCAGTATCAGAGTGTCCCAAAAACATATTAATATGTCCCATAGCAGGACCTGGAAGACCAACAGCATCTAAAAATGCTGGTCCTAAATCAAAGTATCTTTGTGGTTTGTATTTTGCGTCCGAAGAGAATTTTTTCTTTATCGAACTAAAGTCAGTTTTCTTTATTGCCATATAATTTTCTTTTTAAAAAGATAAGAAAAAATGGGTATATAGTCCACCTAATATACCCATTTTATTTAGAATTTTTTAGAATGGTAATTCTTCATCAACCTCATCATCGGCTTGTGGATCCTCAACTTTTGTTTCAGTTTTTGTTTTTCCACCACCCATTGAGATTTCTTCCTCAGTTGTATTGCTGTAGATATACTTACCGGCATCAGAGTCCCATCTTGGTGTTTCACCACGAGCAATAGCTTCAAGGTACTCAGCAGGTTTTTTAGAATAAACATCTTCCCAAGTAAGTTCATCACCAATCCATTCTGCCATTGTTTCTTCATCTTCGTGAACCGGAGATGGGTCATCATACATAACTGTTTGGATTACAGTGTAGAACGCTCCTTTTGGAGTTTTAGCTTTTGTTAATTCTAAGATAAGGTCTCTTCCTTTGTCAGCATCGGCTACATCACCTTTTGCTTTATAGATAGGAATGATTTTATCAAAAATACCTTCTTGTTTGTAATTGTGTTTGAATCTCCAGAATTTAGGTCCGTCTTGTTCGTTGTCACGGTCAATTACCTTAACAATATAAAACTTACGAGGTTTGTATTGTTTTGCCAATTCTTTGTCAGATTCTTTACCAGTTGACATAAGAACATCATAAACTTCACTTAAAGGTGAACGTTCATTGTCATTTTTTCCTGGATCATAAAATTTCTGCCATTTTCCGTCCACAAGAATTTCGTGGAACCATACCTCTTTAAAAGGTGAAGATCCGTCTGGAGTTGGTAAAATACGGATTTTCTTTTGTGCTTGCTTTTCGTTGTCTTTAAGTATTGCAGCAAAATACTTTTTCATTCTGTCCTCTTGGGACATTTTTGATGTGGATGAACCACTTTGTTTTGAGCTTTCATACTGAGCCAAAACTGCATCTAAAACATTGTTTGTCGCCATATATATATTAATTAAAAGTTTACAATAGAAAATATAAGTTAAATTTGTGTCGCAGTCAATAAGGTATTAAAAAATTATTTAAGGTCGCAAAATACGACCTTAAACTTTACATCATATTAATATCTTCTTCATTTCCTTCATAATCGTTGAATGATGTTCTAACTTCTTCCGGTGAATAATCTTCAACGTCGTCAGATGTTAATACATATTCATTTTTTCCAGATTGTCTCATCTCTTCTTGTTTGTCAACAAAAAAGTCAGATAGTTTCTGTTTAAATGGTCCAGAATCCAAACTTCTTAATTCAAGTTTTTCTTCTGGTGTTTTTGGTCTAAATTGGTCGAATTTAGTTTCAAGACTATTAATCTTTTGTACTAACTGATCCATTTCACCTAATTTTGATTCTAAATTTGTTAATTGTGTGAATAAGTTATTGAAATATTCCTCTTGTTTATCCGACATTGTTTTTTGTGTGTCAACAAGATCTGTAATATCTAACTCTTCTTCACCACCTTCTTCACCTTCTTCAGCTCCAATTTCTTCAACATCAGCATCAGCTTCAACATCAACTGGGGCTCCAGGTTCAGCTCCCGGTGCTGGTGGGGCTCCTCCCGCTGGTGGTGCTCCTCCCGGTGGTGGTGGAACATCTCCTTCTGGTGCCGGTGGTGCTCCTCCCGGTGGTGGTGGAACATCTCCTCCCGGTGGGGGTGGTACTTGTTCCATAATATAGTTATTGATTTTTCTATATCTTTCAATTTCTTCTAATATTTTTTTGTCTAGACTCATATTAACCGTTTAATAATGTTTTTATACCAGATTTGGTTTCAACTTGTACTTTTTTAAATTGTTTCATAGTATTGTCAACTCTTTCAATAAGACCATCTTTCATTCTTATTGTATAACAATCTCCAGTGTCTAAGTCACAAACTTCTTTAAATCCATTTCCAGAATCTTTTTCGGATACTCTTGTATTCTTACCAAGATAGTTGTCTAATATTAATTTAGTATTACTCATAATCTTTTTATTTTATAAATATCTGTGTTTATTAAAAAATTTTTTATATTGTAAAATTAATAAAACTTAATGCGTTAATAATTCTTGTTATATATTCAAACTGTATCGATTCTGTTAATAATTCCCAGGTACCCTTTTTTTCAATAGGGTAATTATCATTTATAAATTTTGCAATTTCAACAATAAAATCTTGTTTTGTTGTTACTGGGATATTCGTGTCATTAACATTAACAACTAAACTTGGTATACTTGATGCCACCACTTTGGAAGCGTACTTAGCATACAACATCCCAACTTGATCTTCATAATTTGAAAATACGGCAAATGGTATTTCAAAATTATCAAAATTAATACAGTTATAACTTTTATTTACAAATAAGTTGGTTGGGTAATCTGCAATTAAATTAACTGACGCGTAATTATGATTAAAACCTTTTAACGTTTCACCATCTTTAGAATATATATACATAATACTAAAAAGAGTTGCAATAACACCAAATTTTTGGTTATATGAACTACTTGGGAGTGAGTTGTTATTAACAAAATTTGTCAGTTCTTTTACCGCTGTTGTTAAAGTTATTGTTGTTTGTGTTGGTGTTCCGACGGTAAAGTTAGAAAATGTCGAATTTAAAGATGATGCACACTTTGATGTTGTTGCTGGTTTTTTATTCTCACCTTCTTTAACTTGATTTATAGAATTAGAGGTTTGTCCTATTTTATTATTAAGTTCAGTAGTTTTTGCTTCCTTACCTTCTTCTTTAACTCTTTCTTTAATTGTATTTAAAATATTTGTACTTAAAGATTGTAATAAATTATCAATTGATGGAATACTATAAAATGGTTGTCTTTGACCTTCAAATGAAGTGTCAAAACCATTTTCACTTATTCTGTGTTGTACACTTGTAATCATATAAGGACCACTAAACATTGGTATATGTCTTAAATTAAAATACATTGTTGGTTGTATTAGTGCATTACCTAACATATCAATTGAGCACTTATAACTCCTATTTCTATAAATGTTATACAGTGAAACACTTTGTGACGCACTTGTTCTATTTCTAGACTGGTTTGCCATTTGATTTAACATTTCTAAAGATTCTGCTGTAGGTTCACCAGCAGTTTGACCAATATCTAATTGTTTAAATATTTGTTGATTCTGTGGTCCAAAATCAACATTAAAACCAACAACTTTATTTGATTTATCCCAGTTTGTTTTCCCATCTTGATTTTCTAATAGTGGGTTATCACTAGCTCTTCTTAAATCAAAAGCATCATCTCTAAATCTATAATCAGCATTTTCATTCATAGCCAAATGTTGACTATCAACGTGTGCGTACATTGCTAAAATTTTTGCTCCAGTTTCTCTATAATCAACTGTTGTATGGGTTCCAAACAATGTTTTTGCAAACTCCAACGTTCCTTCCGGTCTTGGATTTGGGTTTTTGGAAACATCTTGTACGTTATAAAAATTTGCATAAGCTGGTAATATCCAATATGTAAATCTATTATCAGTAAAAATTGTATTTATTAAACCTAACATATTGTTAGCAGGACTTGCACTAACAATTAAATTTCTTAGTTTGAATATGTCGACTAAAACTTTTTGCCCAACATCTCTACTAGCCCTATCAACTAATAAAACGTCCTCAAACAATGTCTTACTTCTTAAATCAGCACCAGAAATCCATTTGTCATTTATACTCTTAAATGCGTCCCACATTTCATATCTTGAGATGTCACCAAGATACTCTTGGAATTTAACACCTGAAGATGTTGGTTTTATTGATATGTTTCCAAGTTTAGCTCTTACTGATGTTAATGTGTTGTCTAGTATTAGATTTAAATAAGTTTCACCCTTTCTTATATATTCATTCATTAATCCGTAAAACTTATTTTGAGTCATTGTTGGGTCTTTTAATTTTTGGGTTGCATACAATTTAATCATAGGAGTGTAGAATTTAACATTATTTTCTGTAAATTCCATATCCATATCAATAAAGAAATCAGTAATGTATGATCCATTATCAGTATATTCTAACTCTGGTATTTCTGAAAATCCAACATATGTTTCAAGAGCTTCCCAAGTTTTTGGACTTTGAGCTTTTGATTGTGCTAAAGTTGTGGTACCACCTTGTGTTGGTAATAAATTTGGTGAGTTTTGAAAATACCCAGACCATTCATATGGGTCTTGAATAAAATCGGTTGAAAACGTATAGAACATTTTTTTGTCGAAATTCGATGGGTTACCGTATTTAAACACGACTTTATAATCCATAAAAGTTTCAATAACTTTTTGAAAATTATTTTTCTGGTTTTCGGTTATTTGATTTATAACAGCCATACCGGTTAACCCTTCTGGATTTTGTGTTTTAAATAACGTTCTTAATAAGCCTTGGAAATTCTCATAACTTTCTTCAGTTTTAATGTCTTCACTTCTTGGTGTTAAATTACTTTCAAAGTCATAAACAGATGTACTAAATAATAAAAACTGTTCTTCAAACTTATCTAAAACTTCAGGAGAAAATGTTGTGAATAATTCACTTATTTTAGAATATTTTGTTGGGTCACCAAAAATACCGAAGTTTTGTTGTTCGTCTTGATTAATAAAGATTTCTCTAACATATTCATCTGGATTTGGTTTTACGACTCTTGAATTATCAAAATAGCCGTATTGTGGTGCTTTCCAAAATAATCTAGTTGCCCCATTGTGTACTGCCGGATTACCACTTATTTCAGTCTTAATATTACCATTACTATTAAAACATTCTTGTGTTGTTTGATTAACTGGTGAACCAAATGATGGTAATACAAATAAAGATTTTTTATCTTGTGTTAAAACATAACAACTCCAAGGTAATAATGTTAATGATCTGTTGTTATTACTATTATCAAAACCATTTGTTTTATTAATAACAGAACTATTTGTTAGGACCATTCTAAAAGTATCGTTCAACGCATTTTGTATGTTTGAGTTCTGGAAACCAGGGATTGGTTTATTTGTTACAACAAATGGTTGTGGTTGATTTGGTGGTCCTATTGTAACACCTTGTACTGGGTTTATAATATAAGTACCAGTACTTCCTGTCGTACCATTTATTTGTTGTACAATTGTTGTTCCGGGTGCTAAAGAAGAACCGGATAAAATTAAACCAGGTTCTAATGCTGCATAATTTAATGAAACCACTTCAAGTGTATTTCCTGTAACATAATATGTTCCTTCAATTTTAGATGTTTGAGAAAACAAATTTGTACCAATAAAAAATAAATGAAAATCATCCAAAAGTTTTGGATAAAATCCGGTATTAATTATTGTTTTATCATTTGGACCAAAAGTATTTGTTGCGTCAAGAACAATGTTATAGTTTGTGCCTTCTATTTGTAAATTATATTGTGTTGTAGAGGCAGAAAACGCCGGATCATAATTTAATAAGTAATCCGTATTTTCCCATATACCATCTAATATGTCCTTACCTTCTAATTTAAAATTCTTATACCTATGCCAGATTGACCCATATCTCAATGCCCAAGCGTATGGTACTTCATGAATTGCACCAAATTTTTTAAGTGAGGGTAAAATATATCCATTTGTATTTATACTACCATCAGTGTTATACGTTTTATATTTATCCCTTAATGTTGCTAACGGTAAACTATTTAAAAATAAATAAGCGGCCGCCTTATATGGTGATTTATCAATTAAACTATATTTGAATTCAAATAAACCTTTCTGTATTGCATTTGCAAAATATGGTGTGTTAAATATTGATGTTGTTTGTTCGGCGACTAATTTATTATCATAATTTTCATAAACAAGATTACCTTCTGTTGTATATTGGTCTTTTATTTTTCTTTGTTTATAAAATGTTTCTAAATTTTGTAAATCTAATGTTTGACTAAACACACTACTTTTATAGTTAAAGTTTGTAACTGGTGAAACAGAACTTTTATTCTTAACTACTTTATTTGCCTTATTGTATTCTAGAGTATCGGTCGTTTTAAAAACGTCACTAACTGACTGAACAGCTTTACCATTTGCTAAATATTTTTTACACCAATCTAAATCTGTTAATGGATATAAATCTGTAAAATCAAAATCGTCACTAACCGCGTCAACTCCAAAATAATTAACTGTTGGTGTTTCATTTTGTAATCCAACGCCTGGTAATGATTTATTATCTAATAATATATCGTCTTTATAAAATAAAAATGATGTGTCTGTATCGTTTTTTAAATAAGGTGTATTAAAAATACCTCTAATAAAATTTTGCCAACTTTGTCCCTCACCTCCATTTGAAATGTGTTTTAAGAATGACCCATATATTGCCGAATTAATATTATATTGTTTTAATTTTTGACTAATGAATGGATTGTCATCACTTAACGCTTGTAACATATTTGTTGTTTCAGATTCTGAAACATATGATTGTATATTAAATTGTTTAACACTATCTCTATTAAATTTTGAATAAAAAGAATTGACGTACATTCTTTCCCAAATTTCATAGAAAAATTTTACCTCCTCAGTATTCTGATAAACATCATTTTCAATCGTAAACTCAACAGCATTAAAACTAAATCTATTTGGTTTTTCCAAATTATTACCTGTTGCGCCAACATCAAATCCTGGTGGTGTTGTTTGTGTATAACCTCGTAAAAATTCTTCAACAAATTCAACTTCTGGCCATATTTCTGGAAAATATGCTTTTAACTGAACCGCAATATCATCATCACCCGGATATTTTAAAACATACTTTTCTTTACCATCCTCAAAACTTTCTTTAATTACTTGTGGCCAAGGATATACTGGCGAATCTAATTCACCATTTTTAAAATCAACACTTGGTGCTGTACTACTAGTATTAAAGACTGCTTGTCTTCTATCTTTATCATCCCTTAAATCCCAAGCTTTTGTGTGTACATCATCCATTAACCTTAAAAAAGCTTCACCTTGTGCAAAAAATACAGCTAATACATTTCTAATAGTTGGTTGGAACCCAAGACCGTTGTTTGGATTTGTAAACTCATCTTGAATCTCTTTTGTTAATTTTTCTTCTATTTCTTTTTTCTTAGTTAAATACTTTTCATTTATTTTCTTTATAGCATCATCAAATGATTTTGGTCCCTCAAAAAACAACAATCCTTCGTATTGACCGACACTTGAGTAATCTATAATTTCAGTATTTAAATCATTTCGATATTTAATATATTCCTCACTAGTTGCGGTACCGGAAAATGAAGACCCAATCCTTTTTGTATATGTTTCAGAAATGTTTATGTCTGAAATATTTGTTTTTTGAAAAAAAATACTCGTCTTTATAGGTATCGAAATTTCTTTACCTACAGCACTATTACCTATTAATTTATTATTATATTGTTGTACAAGACCTTCTAATTCTGTTATAGCTTTTGCTTTGTCTT